ACTAGAATTGGATACTCCTGGATCGGATATTCTTCCACCTCCACCAAGAGATGGGTATTATACTCCTACCCCACTTTGTACATCAGAAGAATTAGTTGGTGAGGTACTTGGTAGTTCAATTAATACAATTATGCAAGCATATGATGATGCGATGGCACCCGTAGTTAATTCAATTAAAGTATCACTAGGTGCCTCTGCTGATTTAAGTGGCGATGCGGGATCAGAACCAGTCGGTACTGTTAATAATGCTATTAACGAGAATAATGTTTTATCTGCATTATCTTCTGGAGATCTTGTTGGTTCTATGTCATCTACAATGGCAGAGCAAGCAGGAGTAAAGGCAAATATCATAGGACCAGTAACAAATGCATTTATAAATGGTGATTATGCTAGTGGTATTAATGCTTTATTGGGTCTTGCTGGAGCAGATATACCAGCGAATCAAACTGCAATTGCTGCTGGAATGTTGGCATTTGCCAGTGGAGATGTAGCACAGGGATTTAACGCTGTTTCTGGTGTACTTGGGTTTGATGCACCTTTTGCTAATGGAATTGGTTCTGCTTTTGCTGCAATTAAATCTGGTGATACTGCTTCTCTCATCAATGCAGCAGGAGGACTTGCTTCAATGTATCCTGGAATTTTAAATTCAATTGCAGGTAAAGGTGCTGCCTTATCTGGGATGGATCTTGGTGGTATGATGGGGTTGGGTTCATTAGGTGGAATGAATTTTGATATTGCAGCGTCAATGTCTTTTGTTCAGACGATTGCAGAAACGTTTGATTGTGATCCACCACCAGAATGTTCACCAAATGATGTTCATACTATGCAGAGTGGTGGAACTTCAGCAGATGCACCAAGTGATTCTAATGTTGCACAAAAAGCAGCAAAGACAGCAGATACGGCTTCTTCACAAGTAAAAGATACACCTAAGAAATTTAGTAAACCTACATTAAAAGAGTTGAGAGCAAGAACTGCAGCAAGAGAGGCAGCAGGACCTCAAGTAGGAGATGTAGATCCTGATTTTGATGATGGCGATCTTAATGACGCACTGGAGATGTTCTAATGCCAATACAACCAACTTCATTCGAGAATATTAAGGTAGGATATATTAGTGAGACGGATGGATATGTCCACGAAAAATCTGTTGTGGATGCAAATAATTACGAAGAATTATATCCAGGTACTCAGTATATTTTTATTAATGGTGATGGGAAGGTAGTGTATCTTGATATTGCTGGAGTTAATGCACTAACTCCTAGGGATTTGTTGAGATCAGATCCTTGTGATACTACAGAGAAACCTTGTGGTCCACCATCACTTAAATTTTTTGGTGGACATGGTATAGGAGCAGCAGGAAATCCAATAGTTGATGTTAATGGACAGTTAATTGCTGTTGATCTCATTAATGGTGGTGGAGGTTATACTTCTCCTCCTCAGGTACAAGTGATAGATCCTTGTAATATTGGAAGTGGTGCTGTTCTTCAGACACAAATAAAAGATGGTGTTGTTGTAAAAGTTATTGTTGGTGATACTGGTACTGGATACCTTCCACCACCTCCTCAACCAACTAGTGGTTCTCAATATCCTGCTTTGTTAACTCTTACAGAGATTAAAGTTTTGAATCCTGGTTTTAACTATAATTGTGGTGTAGATAAGTTGACAGTCACACCTAATAATGGTACAGTTTTATCATATAAATGTGATCCATTTGGCAAGATTAAGTCTGTTAGTGTTGATAAGAGGGGTAATTACACTGAACTCCCTCAAATAAAGATGGACACTGAGACTGGTATCAATGCATCATTTGTTCCTTTCTTTGATATTGTTCGTGATCCTAAGACTCCTAGAAGTTATGATCCTTCAGAACTTGTTCAGGTTCTTGATATTGTTGGATTAAATGTTAATGGGTTTGTTGATGGTAAGGAGTATTATGGTAATGTTTACTTTGTTGATGGAACAAAGTATGCTGGTACTACTTTTGATGATGGAACAGACATTAGAGTTTATGATACTCGATTAGAGAGTATTCAGAACCCAACTTCTGAAAAACTACAATAAATATTAGACCTTAGATACTATTATGTCAGGTAACTCTGGAAAGAAAAAGAATTTCTGGGCCCAAACGTGGAGTACCATGAATGGGTTAATCAGATTTGGTGGTCTGAGTCCACAGGGTGATGTTACTTCTAGTGTTGAAATAAAGGCACGAGATGGTAGACATTTCTTTTCTATGGATGAGGATGGAGTTCGTAAAGGTTGGACTATAATGAACTCTCCTGGTGCTACAGTGATTCACTGTGGAGAAGATGCCAACGCACCATTATTTGATGATCCAAGTACTGAAGAGATTTGTGAGAAGGAATCTTTTGTTGTGATTGCTAAGAATGGAGACATTCAACTCAAGGCAGCAAATGGTAGGATTAGAATGGAAGCTCATGATATAGAGATGGTTTGTACAGGACAACCTCCTTATGGTAATCTTAAAGTCAATGCATATGAATCTATTAAAATGGATTCAAAAAATATTACGATAGATGGCAAGCAATCTACTAAAATAGTAAGTACAGGACTTGTAAGTTTACGTGGGTTGGTTGGAGTTGAGATAATAGGTTCATTGATTGCTGGAGTATCAGCTTCAACTGTTGCTGGTATAATGCCAAAATCTGGAGTATTCTTTAAACAATTTGCTGGAGGAGGAGAATAATGGCATTTAATTTTGATGAACAATGGATTTATAATGGACAACTTATAGTCTCTCAACCTTTAATTACTCCAACTGCATTGGGTGTTGGTCCATCCAAAGTTAAGTGGTCTTCATATATTCAAGGACCACTACAGACTGGGCAGGTTGGTGCTTTTGGTAGTGCTACTGCTACACAAATGGTTGGTCGTACTGATACTATTTCAACACCATTGGCAATTAATACAAGAGGTAATGTTACTATTGAGGGTGATGGTGGAACTGCTAATGGATTGAAGTTATCTGGTGGTTCATCTGTTGATGCTTTATATGTTAATGGTGATGCATTCTTTACTGGTGCAGTGGATTGTGGTAACAAAGGAAAACTTGCTGCAAGATTTAGTTCTGCAGATGCACGACCAAAACCATTTGATATACAACATCCAACAAAAGGTGAAGGACATAGACTTAGATATGCTTGTATTGAGGGCCCAGAAGTTGGTGTATATTGTAGAGGAAGAGTACGCAATGAGAAGATAATAAAACTGCCAGATTATTGGAAGGATTTGGTAGATGTTGAGAGTATTTCAGTTCAACTTCAACCTATCGGTGCTCATCAAGATGTGATTGTCAAGAGATGGGATGCAGAGACAGTATACCTCCAAGCAAATGGTGGATTACCTATTAATTGTTTCTATCACGTTTATGGAGAGAGAAAAGATATTAACCCATTGATAGTAGAGTATGAGGGTGATAGTTGGAAAGATTATCCAGATCCAAACTTTAATCCTGATACTGCATCTGACCCAGAGGATCCAAACAGATTCAATGATCCAAATTATCGTGGTAGAAGGAATACCATCACAATTTGAAGAAACTCATTTATATTGAGGAGAATTTTATATCTCCTAGTGAATGTCAAAAGTTTATAGACCTATCTCTTGCTAATCAGGGGAATGAGATGCCTTATGGTGATGAGAGTAGAGGTGGTGATACATATTTAACGACAGTTGATTGGAAAAATCACGGTGCAGTCTATTATGGTGGTGATGTAGATACTACAGTACCCTCATTAGACCACGATGTTGTTGTAAGAGTTAATAACCTATGTCAGTCATTTGATAGTTCTGCAAATTTAGATTATGTGGGTGTTGTAAGGTGGCCTGTTGGAACTTTTATGAAACCGCACGTTGATGATAATAACGTCCATAAACCAGATGTCTTTGCAGCGATGTTATACCTAAATGATGACTTTACGGGTGGTTTTACCTGTTTTGAGGAATTTGAGGTTAAACCAGAAGTTGGTAAATTGATTGTATTTTCTAATTCACAGTATTTGCACTATGTGAGCAAAGTGGAGGGTGTAGAGAGATTTGTCCTTTCCTTCTGGTATAATAGGGACTTGACAGAGGAATGATATGGTGTTATATTGTATTTGTTGAGAGCTCAACGTAGGGAGTGACTGAATAATCTTTCTGGCAAATGCTGGATAAGGTGATGAGACACAGGTGGTGCTGCTTCTTCGGAAGAATCGACTTACCAGTCGGGTCTCAGGCAGAGATGTAAAATTTACTACTGTAGTAATGCCCGTCTCTTGTTGGTAAACAGGAATCCAACCTCCCACACAACTATTTTGGAGACTTCTATGGAAGAGAATCAAAGACCTGATTTGGGTAAAGATAATATTGAGTATGAAGATGATGAATACCTGATGAAGTGTGTGGTTGACCCTGCAAAGAGAACTTTCTTTCTTTATTCCAGTGAAGGTGATACAAAGACGGTAGTGTGTGATACTCCCGATCAATTTATGAATGTGTTAGAGTTAGTAAGGGCAACGTGTCCAGAAGAAAGGTTATCTTATACAAATCCATTTTAGCCAGGGCAAAATCAACTTTTAATTCCAAAAAAGGGCGGAAAAATTCTCAGCAATTTTTTCGCCCTATTACTTTTTTGATAAATAATAAAAAAGTTATGTGTAAGCAGAAATGGGTATTCGCATAGATGGACAAACCGATGTTTTATCAGCAGCGGATGGCAGTCTTACCATTGAAGGTCAACAGATAAACACCACTGGAATCGTAACTGCTGCCAGTGGATTTCGAGTAGGGTCTGCTGTAACGATTGGTATATTTAATGGAGGTAACTCTACTTTTGCGGGTATAGTTACTGCGAGTGCATTTATTGGTGATGGTTCGGGATTAACTGGTGTTGCTGCTGGAGTTTGGACAGAAGATTCAGTTGGTGTTAGTACAATTAAGGTTGCTGGTATTAATACCACTGGTGTTAAAGGAATTGCTGCTGGTGCTGCTACTTCGGAAGGTGCAGTTCAGGTGCATGGTAATGTTTCTGTATATGATGGTTTCTTAATGACAGACCAGGTGATTGATAAGCATCTTACATTACCTTCAGGTAAAAATGCGATATTGGTTGGTCCTGTGCAAATTGCTGCAGGAATTGGGGTTACTGTGGAAGCAGGATGTACCCTACTTATAGCATAAATACAAAAAATAGGATTAAACTGATAAATGGCTAATTTACAGGTTGGTGTTGCTGGAAATGGAACCGTCACGGTAGGTGCAGGTGCATCAGTACATTCTCCTGCAAGTAATACCCTGACGTTAGGAACTAATAATACTGAAAGACT